GAACTAAGTGTGCAAGCAGTGCTTTGCCTCTGCTATTTAGTTGCATGTCTACTAATTTCTCTACACCATTACTAAACACCACATTAACATTGGTGTTGCCTAGACTTCTTTGATTTACACAATACATCAGCAACTCGAACAGGTCTGATTGTTTAAAATATTCATGTTCTTCTTCGGTTAAGTCGTAATCTACACCTAGTTCTGCCTCTATGTTTTTCTCTACGACGGAAAGTTCTTTAGCTAAATCTGGGTTGTTCCATTTTGTAGGTGCAGGCATATCTCCAGTTCTTTTTTCAGCTACATCGTGTGCCAATGCTTTTAGTATCGCTGTCTTACTGATGTCAGGTTTTAGCCAATTTAATATAACAGCAACACCCCAAGAATGACTGGCAACGCTCTGTTCTCCAATAGTTAACATGGTGTGATAGCGTTTAACTTCACCTCCGTCTAAAACATTTAATACATTACTAACACTAGATTGATCTGTAATCACTACATACTCCTATTTTTCCAAAATGACACCACTTACAGTTTTGAACACTCGCTTTAGCAGGGTATTCTGTGGCTTCAGTTAATTTTAATGCTCTATTATGAAACACTTCTTGTCTTTCTTTTATCTCGTCAACAGTATAAGAGTGTCTTGAGATTTTACCGTGGTCTAAATACCAAAGTTCAGCTTGTAAATTTGTAATACTTGGGTCTCGATTATATGTTGCAGCTGCATACAACGCACATTGTTGTTCGTGTGATTCTTCGTTGCCCATAAATCTACCTGTTTTAAAATCTATAACCACTGTACGATCAGGTTTTTTAACATACGCATCAACTTTATAACGACACCAAGTGTTTTCTGTTTTCCAACCTGCTGGTTGCCAGTCTAAATCAAATGCCCAGTCCTCTTCTACAGAAACACTACCTTCTATATAACCTTCCCTTAGTTGTTCAAAACCTTCTCTAAACTGTTCTAACGGTTTAGTCAAGTGACCTTCCCCTTTTATATAAAGCTCAGCATCGTTGTGGATATTTGTACCACGAGTTGCAGCAGGATGCTGTGGTGTTGGTATTTTTTCTATACTCGCATAATAATATCGCTTTGGGCACTGTTCAAAAACTGAAAGCCTACTGTATGACCAAGTATTACCTTGCATTGTGACATGGTCCGATTTCTTCTTCTTCTATCTCTTCGTCACCGATTACAGCTTCTGTATCTTTTACTTCTTCTTTATTATCTAACCTTCTTTGTAGCCAGTCTATACAAGCTATCTTCCAATCTTCAGCTTTACAAAGTACATCTAATAAATTAATTGCAGCTTGTGTTTCCCCATCTTCTCTATGTAATTGCCAAGCTCTTTCCATAGGAACAACAACATCTGCGAAAAATTGATTAGAGTAGGTTTGTATAACATTATCTCTTGCATCGTAATCAAGCGAAATCCACTCAAAAAATTTATTCAAGTCTTCATCGAAATGTTCTGGTTCACTAACCATCGGATAAGGTTTTACATGTTTCTCGTATGGGTTAGATATCATAGGATATTTTAAAGAATAGTAATCTTGATCAGGCATAGCCTCGTCCATTTGTTTATACAGGCTAACATACACATGGAAACTATCACTAATTTGATTGTAAACACCAACTTCTACACCGATTCTACCAGCCATGTACTCTTGCAACATAGAAAAATGTACTGCGTTAGCACCATATGCACCCCAGATCATATCGTTAGACCTACAACAAACAGTCATGTTTAGTTTGTTGTTTCTAATCTTAAAATATATGTGAGTATTACAAGGTGTGTCTAATGTATCTCTATCCAAATCATTATCACATTCCCACATAGCCACAACACATCTTCGGTCATCGGGTTTCTTTTTTAACCTGTTAACAATAACAGTTAGTTGATCTTGTCTATAAAAATTACGCCAACGATAACCGTAAGCACCATTAAAAGTCGCACCGTTATCGGTAAATGCAGACATACCTTTGTTGTACCTAACCACAAAATCAACATCTTCTCTACCTTGTAACATCCACAAACCTTCCATAAAATGGAAAAAAGGATTCGCATCCCGTGGTTTCCAGAATAAAACCCTTTCGCAAGGTTTTTGATAGGTTGTAATAACAGGAGTTGTAAACTCTAAAGTCTTTCCTGCTCTACTGTCTTGTTCTTCTACGCAAGTGTCCCATCTAAATGCATCCATACCTAACGCAAATGCTTCATGAACATTCCTGCAGTTTATTTCTTTTGCCATAATTATAATCCTTGTTTATATTTCGTTTGTTAATTTAAAGAAATCACTCATAATCTCTTTAGTTTTAGTTTTTACTTTGTCGCTAACTATTCCTGTCTCTAACTCACCGTAAAAACCTGTAGGATTGCCGTGAGCCAGAGAAATAAATTGTAAACCAACTCTTTCTTTCTCAAAATGACTCAGTAAAATCCTATTGTTGTTGTGTATATCTTCTACTAAACCTTTGTCCATATTTATTGTTTCCTCAATAATTCTTGCAAACTCTGCAGGTTCTGCATCGTGAGGCACCATCACATAGTTTTCATAAGGTCTAAAAACCTCACCGACACCTTCTTCGTTGGTAGAAATACCATAGTTTCTAGCAATAGGTATCGTGCCTTCTATGATTCCGTCAACAACTACACGGTTAAAATGGTCACCAACTTTTGCATAAGCAACCGACCACGAAGGGTCAATCACACATTTAACAGTTCTTAACTTTTCTCGCACCTGTGCCTCGGATAGATAACCAAACCATTGCATTCCGTGCTCTAAGGCTACATCCCATATCTTTCTACCGTGATGTAAGTAGCTGATCTGCGGATCTTTTTCTGGTGTAACAAAGTATTGTGGTTTACATTTATCTTTTGATGTCATGTAGTTGTGCTCAATACCACCACCAGCCATGTATTTTACTGTGTTAGGTAAAAGGTGAGGAATTGCTCTAACTAAATCGTCTACATGTTTCCAGCCTTTAAAGGTTTGCATAGATATAAACCCATCTTGTCTACTGTCCCAGCTAGGTTTTGCTTCTACACCACGCAAATCTTGCGGATTAAATATTAATGCACGAGGTACATCTAACACAGCTGCACCATGATAGGCACAAGGGTGTACACAAGCTAAACCATCTAAATGATGTGCTATTTGACTAATCCACGGATAACTTTTTTCCATGTTACCATCGTGAATAACAGCTACTTGTTTAGTCCTATCAGGTAAGTCATAGAGGTGTAACCAGTCTGTGTTACCTTCGTTATCTCGTTGTTTTGTAGGAACAGGTATCTGCCAAATAATCAAATCATACTCAGCTACATACTGTTTCCATCTACGCAGATTCCAATCACCTTTATAGGCAAATCTACTTACTTTAGGAAACAACCAACCTTTACCCTGATGTACAGGTATATCGGAGGCTCTCATCTCGTAGCCTTCTCTACTTTTAGTTGTCTTACATTTTACACTTGATCGCCAGACTAACTCTATAAAATTAACATCATGCCCTTGTAATTTTAAACCAGAGATTAGATTCTCGTTGTGGTTTATAATCCCTCCAGGACTATTGATCCCGTACATTGTAACTAATATTTTCATATATCTTCCCCCAATGGATGTTGTGTCACATGTTGTTCTACCAGAATTAAATACCGACGCAAATCTTGTATGTCGTCGATAATACCTTCTGCCCTATTGTCTTGTTTGTATGCTTCAAATATATCGTAATCAAACTTTTTAACTTGGTTCTCCAACCTGTCCCATTTACGAGCCAGCATCATAAAAGCACCAACACCACCACGGTTTTTCCAAGATTCACCGTATGATTTTTCTGCTTTTTCTAAACAGTCAACATCGTCTTGTGCTATAGTTCTCATCATTTCGAATTTAGTAAAAGGTTGATTCATCTTGTGTATGCTCCTATGGTGTGCCAATTTTTACCTGTGTCTCTAAATTCACGCATGGGTTTAAAACCTTGTTCAAGCATGCTATCGTGCACACCTCTACCTTTTGCTCGCCATGTAGAATCATATTGAAAATGTATCTCCATCACTAGTTTTTCAACATACTCTGGAAACACATAAGGCATAAAACCATATTCTGCACCCTCTACATCTATTTTTATTTTATTAGGTTTAGTGTCCTGTATTATTTTATCAAAATTTAAAGCAGGAACTGTTACACAGTCTCTACCATTAACTTCTCTTGTCATATGCAACCCTTTGTTTTTCTTAGAGTTAATGTACAAAAACACAGACTCACTGTCATCACCCACAACAGCACATTGTGTGTTAGTAGAATTAGGACTGTTCATAAGCAACAAAGCAAAATTGTCAGAATCTGGCTCATAAGCATATATCTTACTCGCACCCTGTTCTTCAGCATACAGACTAAATGCTCCAATATTTGCACCTACATCTAAAACTGTGTCACCCTCTTGAATATCCAACATATTGTAGGACGGACGAATTTCTTTAAACACATACTCGTCCAATGTTCCAGGTCTTGCCCAACCTTTAAATTTTTCTAAATAAACTAACTCTTCCATTTGTACAAACTCCTTGGTTTTCCTTCGCCTAATCTTACACGCTCATATTTATCGAACTCGCAAAGGGAATGCTCGATATCACGCATTTCTAAATCTGGTACATGTACACCTATTAAATCAGGAGAGGCATGTAATAAATCTTTCATCTCTTCTACACATTGTTTTATCTTGATTGTTTTTTCTAACGGTCTACCATGTATTCTGTTAAGACCTCGTCTTGCTCCTGGACCAGGATTTGCCCAAGACATAATATCTTCGGCTTGGTCACCTAACCAAGTATGACGCCAATCTGTAACAACTTCGTAAGCCATAAATGGACCCATGTAGGGATAGGGTAGTAAAACATTCCATTGGTCTTCTAACGAAAACCTTGCTTCATGTATATCGTTCATAAACTTATTGCCATCGTTAGCTATTTGATCTATTGCCCAACAGATACCTTTTAATTTATCCATACCGTTAGGACTTTTTATAATGTATGCACCTGTAATCCATTGTGGTTCATCTTTTAAAACTTCGTAGCAAACTTCACTATCCCATAATCTATGTAGATCATGCTCAACAAGCAGTTTACCAGTGCTTATTAGATTAAACCATCTAAAAATAATAGTAGCCATAACTACATCAGGATCGTCACGCATAGGTTCTCGTATGTTTTCTCTAAACCAAACAGTCGTTGCGTCATTTTCCCTAAACACATTAGTAAATTTATATTTTTGTAGTATAGGATCTGTAGTCCAAGGATATTCTTTACCACGCAATCTGCGTAAATAAATCATATGCCTTTCGTCTATAAATTCAAAAAACTTTTCCATAATTAATAATCCTTTTTAGCTTTTCTGTGTAGATATGCCCTGTGACTTTGATAAGGCATAATAAAAGCTTGATGACTAGTATGCCATTTTTCTGGTTGGTCATAACTTTTTCTAATAATTGCAGGTAGATCGCTTTGATACACAGTCCCGTCAGCATAAGTTCCTGGTGGTAATTCTTCTATAATACAGTTATATAGATAGCGTTCATCTTCGGTAGTAAACGGTTCATCAGGCAAAGAGTCTAAATACATAGCTACATCTTCAGGTAAATGTACTTCATCGTATGAACAAGTGGTTCGATAATCTACGACATTTCTATGAAGAGGTATTCTTCTTTCTTTTATACTTGTTTTAGTAAAAGGATTTTTATTTTGGTTAAGTTGTTGTTCTGTTTGACAATCATAAGAGCAGTACACATTAAGGGGACTGTCTTTAGGTAAGAACGATTCACCACATTGTACACAAAACTTAGAACCATCGTTAGGAATATATGGTTTAACTTCTACAACATTAAGGAAAACTTGGTGACCTTTTTCTAAGGCTTCATCTAGCTTTTTATGAAGTTCTTCTTTCTTGTTCATACACTGATGATAACCTAAGTCATTAACTTTGTAAAGGACTTTCATATAATTGGTTTAAAAAACTTAGATGTAGAGGGCTGTACGATATGTAGATTTTTACGAGTCCGTGTAACAGCAACATAGAATGCTCTGTTTTCTCCGTCTGGTCTAGAGTAAAGTTCGTTCCATGTTTTGACCGACATATCTGTAAGTACAACAACATTGTCTGACTCACCACCTTTTGCTGCGTGTATAGTTGACAGTCTAATTCTAGGTTTAGATATCTTTTCCCCTCTTCTTAAACAGGCTATTAGGTATTCTCTTTGTTGTGCACCTACCCTGTCGAATGCTTCATGCCATATAGCATCAGTCAAGAGTCCATGTTTTTCTTTTAATTCGTGTATGTCGAAAAACTCATCTTCCGAAACTCCAGGTAATTTTTTCTTACCTCTAGCTACACCTTTACCTACTGACATAAAGTAGTAGATATCTCTAACTTTAGCACCAGACACTTTTCTGTCTTTTCGTAACAGTTCCCAATTACCTATTGCATCTAACAGTTCTTGTTTAACAGACATAACATTATTTTTGATGAAAAGATATCCAATTTGTTGCAAAAATTTTTCGACCTTATTTAGTAAATAACCGTTTCTAGCAAGTACCAACCATTCTCCTTCAGAATAGTCTAGGTGTTCGTGTGAAGTGTAAACGAAAACATCACCATCAACATCTCTAGGGTGCCAGAATTTTTCTCTTCTGTTTTGTTTAGGAATACGGTTAAGAATGTTTTGTGCTACCTTGTGCACCTTTTTTGGAATCCGATAAGATTGTTCTAACACAGTTACATCACCCTTTAGTTCTACGAAAGTGTTGACATCTGCACCAGCCCATTGATAGATAGCTTGATCATCGTCACCAGCAATATGTACATGTTTAACATTAGTTGCTAGTTTCTTTATACATTCCCACTGTATTTTAGAAAGATCTTGTGCTTCGTCTACTATTAACACATCTAGATTAGGTGTGGTTTTCTCTTTTATAAACAGATACAACATGTCAGTGTAATCTTTTAGAAATCGTTCTTCTTTAAACTTTTCTAAACTTACACAAAACCAATTAACATGATTCCAAGGTATGTCTACATTTGCTTGTTCCCAATGTTCTCTTACAGATACTTTTTTATTTCTGGCAATGTTTTCTATAAATAACATTTGGTCACCCTTAGACATGCCAAACACTGCACCTTCTTCTTGTTTCAATTGCCCATTTAATGGTTCACCCATTAATTTACTGAACTCTCGATAATGGCTTCTTGCCATAATATCTGCAGTTTTAAGACCAAGCCAGTGATAACAGAGGGAATGTATAGTTCTAAAATATACAAGTTCTTTGGGATCTAATTCAAAGCGTAGACTTGCTCTTTCAAGAGCCTCGTTTGCAGCTTTCTTAGTAAACGCTAAATAACCGATCCTGTGGGGTGCCACACCGTCCTTGAGGTAATCTTCTGTAAGACTTAATAACTTTGTTGTCTTACCAGTGCCAGGTGGTCCAAGGATGATGTTCCATGTCACTCAGATTCTTCCTCTTCTGTGTTGGCCTCACCTGTGTCAGCAAGATTGCTGTGTAGTTGTTCTTCGTTATTAGCTAGACTTTGTATTTGTCTAGATAAAGGATCTGCTGCTAAAACATCAGCTAAATCTGCAATTGCATACAACGCATCCCTGATCTGAGCCTTGATAGGCTCAGGAGTTATTTGGGATTCGAGCAGTTTTAAATACTGCTCGACATTTTCACGCATAGCCATCTAACAGTTAGTTGCTATGTAGTAGTTAGCATATTCTACAGCCTCGTAGTCTATACTAACTCCTGTGAATTGTGATTCACACAGCTCTATAAAATCCTCAGCATCTAGAGTCAGTGCTTCACGCTTTTTCTCAACGGGAGCATCTTCATCTAAGACATTGAAGTTTTCTAGGTTAAAAGATCCAAACATGTCAAAAGTGAACTTGTCTGGCTGGTTTGCTGGATTAATTTCCATTGTTATATTCTCCATTTAGTTAATATGAGACATATGATACTCCTTTACTTGTAAAAGTAAAGGGGTTGTTTAATGTAAGGTTTTGTAAGGGAATCGAGTATCTTCTAAAGCTGACTCTGTAGCGAACGATACTATTAAGGAAAGTGTGCGAGGATCTATGTCTGAGCGTAAGCCTATGGCAACAGCTACCCAGATAAGAGCTAATACTAATGCATCGTTTTCTTTCTCGTCTTCGGATAACATGGCATAAATTCTGCCACAAAGTTTTTCTGCAAGATCTAAGGCTTCTTGAACATCTTTTTCCATAGACTTTAATCATAGTTCTTATTCGTTGCATTGTATACTTTAAAATGGTTCTTGTCTCATGTTAGGTATCTCTATTTCAGCGTCTTCCGATTGGAATGCAGGGATCGCCCATGCGTTTACACCTCTACCTTTAATATTAAAAAACACATGTTCAGCACCCATATCTTTTAGTCTAGCTGCGATCTGGTTAGACTTCATTTCCATAAACCTATGTCTTTGTAGATAGTCTAATAAATCACGAATTCTAAAATGCGTTTTGTTTTCGTTAGTCCAAGGTTTGCCTAAAAGTATCTCTTCTCGAGTAGAGGCTTGAGCAATATCTGTACAAAAAGATTCTAACAGTTCGTTAAACTGTCCATCGATAGATGCGTCTTGGCTTACATCTATTATCTCTAAACCATTTTCTAACAGCTGTTGTACTAAACCTTGCCAAGCAACTTCTTTCATTTTAGGTGGCATCACATTTAAAGTTTCCATACATACACGCTGAAATCTTATTTGGTTTTGTAGTTGTTCAGTTGTTAGTTCTAATCGTTTGTCATTTACCGACATAAACCAGAGAGGTGGTTGTGTATTTAGTTTAGCTAAACTAGAGAATATTGGAGCATCGTGACCTGCACCAACTCCGAACTTACAGGTTCTACACTTAGTTGGATTACAGTAAGACTTAATCGGTTCGTCACTACACTTATAGTTATATTCTTTCTTTTTATGTTGTTGTATTAAATTAGACACTTCACTAGCAGGCAACGGTGGTTGAAAATACTTTCTGTTATAGTCTTCTAGTTTAGTTTCCCAAGCATCAGGGTGTGCTTTTTGTAGATAAACAGCAACATTAAAGAGTCCATTGTTTCTAGTTCCTTCAGGAAACCCTTGTTTTAATAGTATTTTTAGACAAGGTGGACCAAACTCTAAGTCATCCACTACAGCTGCAATCTCTATTTTAAATAAATCTTCAGCGTTAGTTAGTTGTCTTTCTAAAGCAAAAACTAGGAAGTCGTCTATACCTAATGCCTCAGCTTTTTCAGATAGACCATAACGAGTAGAATCTTCACCACCGAAGTATGGCATGTTTAACCAACTACCTATATCACCTCTATCAGCTAACACTTGTCGTTGTTTAGGGAATATCTCTAGTCCACCGTACCCTAACCCTGCTGCTATTTCACGCAACTTATCTTGCATATCTCCTGCTTCAACAGGCTCGGAGACGAATAACAATATATGGGCACCACCACTTTTACTTCTACAAACAACTAATGGGAGTTTCTGTTTTTCTATTTTATCGATTAGCTCAGCCAAGTCTAAAGGATAAACATCTACATCTATACAACCCCAATGACACATATTGTCATCATTAATAGGAATAACTCCTAGACCATATTCACCTTGTAAATGTTTTTCCCAGAAAGCAATAGTTGGACCAGAGGTTTTAACGGTGACAGCTTTACCTTGTTTCTTACCGTCGTTTCTATCTTGTTTAACCTCAAAAAATCCATGTGCCCTTTCCGATCCTTTAAATAGCCGAGAAAAATTCTCTGCTGTTTTTCTCATATATCCTTTTTATAAGTGGCTGATTGTAATTATGTTGGGGCAACCAGCCAAACCCTCTAACCGACATTAAAACGGTGTATCTTCGTTGCTAGTTTTTATAGCACCTGCATTTACATTTAAGCTGAACTGTTTTGCTGCTGAGTAGATAAATGAATCTTCTGCAGTAAGTTGTCCTGCTAAGGCTACATCCCAGCCATACCATGACCCTTGGTCATTCTGTTCGACCACCGAAGTGAGCGTGTATTTATGGGAGAAGGTTGGTGGTGTAAACACATTACCATCTTTAGTTTTGATTTTAAGACCAGCCATAATAGAATTCCATTTCTTAGACTTCTTAAGTTGACTACCACTTAGAGCAATAATACCTTGATTAAAACCACCTTTGTCATCTACGATTAGTACATAGTGATTAGCAGTAGTAGAAAGAATATTGCCATTCTCTAAAAAGTCTTGTCCTTTATCGCTCTTGACTACACTTTTTAATATTTCAGAATTGTCGTGAACACCAGCCAAGCCTTTACGCTCAGGCATCCATTCTAGGTAAGTTCTTTTATAGGCTACAGGCACAACTACAACACCGTCAGCACCTTTGTATAAAGTGTTATCAACGGTGTTAAAGATATCGCCTTGTTCGCAACCTTTAATATGTTTACCATCTCTGGCATTAACTTGTGGGCTCATCGCTTGGATTATACGCAAAAACGGTATAGCCAAATCTTCTGAGGTTACATTCTCTAGACCAGAGTTAGCATCTTTTAGCATATCATCTACACCTAGAGACATCTCTGTACTAGCTTTCTTTACTACTTGTTTATTTTCTTCTGTCATTTTTATTTATCCTTTTGTTATTTTAGTTTTTTGACCTACAAATACATTAAAGGTGTCAAACGGGAGGTCTGTACCGTTTTCCACCTGCTCTCGTGCAAACGCTTTTAGAGTCATAGGCTCTACTTTGCGATTGTTTTGGGGTGTATAGCCTTGAGCAATTAGATTGTCCATGACATTTACAGCAGATTCGTCTTCTCCTCGACCAAACTGTACGGACACAACATTTTTTATAATGTCTTCGTGACCGTTAGCTTTAAGCCAAGCAAATGCTTCCTCTTCCCTTTCTTTCCCTATACGAGCAGAATAAAACTGCTGTACAGAAACTTTTGAACCGTCTGCTAATTTGATCTCTGCTAAGTTGCATTCTCGCATCGCGTCAGGTAATTTTTGTTGTGAGATATCTTTAAATTCTTGTTTGAGATCTGCCAAACTTTCTTCGGCAACTCTTATCTCTTCTTCTACTCTTAGTTGTTCTTGTGCCCAGAACGATACATCCTTAAGAGTACTGTTATCCATATCGTTTATTTCTGGTTTAGAATCTTCTTCCCACATTTTATTTATGTCTTCCATAGTTTTCTCCTCGTTTACCTAAACTTAACTTCTACAGGGAAATATGTGTATTCCCTATTATCCCATTTTAAAAATTTCACTACATCGGTTTTCTTTGCAGCAAAATGTGTAGCAATCCCTATAGAAACAGGGTCGCCTATTAATAGTAAATAGTCTTCATCAGTAAAGTTCTCTAGACCAGATCTAATATCTCGCACTGACTTATCAGTTGAGAACATTAGATTGGTGTTTGGGGGGAGCAAAAACTCTAGATCACCAAAGTTTGTTGCGGAAAGCATGTTTTTATTAGTCGCTTCTTGTATCGCGTAGACTTTTGCCATTTCTTGTTTCTTACCTCTTGTTTCTTATTACTAATTGATCATATCTGATCTTTTCAAAAAAGTAAAGTATATTCCTATTACCTTCATGAGCAGTAATTTTTGTGTTTAGTGTATACTAAAAGTTTCGCAACAGCTAATAACTTAATAACATAGCAGGAATTTTCTTATGTAAAAAGGGGAAACCAGTTATTGGCTTCCCCTATTAGAAGGATATTAGAACAATCAACCGTGGGGAAAAAGAGTCTTCATTTCCTTTTCTAAATCTAACAAACAGTAAAAACTAATCCTTTCTTGATTACTTTTTTCTTCGTTGTATCTAGTCAATAGATCTGTAACACCCATACGAATCTGCAGAAACCTACTTATTTTATCCTTAGGCACTTCTTTCTCTTTAACAGACTTGAACTCGTTTAGAATAATCGAGAGGGCAAACGGAAGTTTATCCCAATCATCTGTAGGAAAGGCTACATAAGAAGACTTTTCTTTATAATTAATTATCCAGTTGTATAGGTCTAAGAGTTTTTCCCAATGATCTTCAGAAAGTTTTTCTTTTACATTTATTACTTTTTTATTTTCCATATTTATACATACTCGTCTAAATAGTTTGCTTCACTACTACCGTCGTGAAAACATCTCAAGAACAAACCGTTACACAGGTTTTGCCATTGCTCAGCATTGTTTTTAGCATAAGACTCAGGCAAAGCTAACGGCATAATTGTGTGATAGATTTCATTAAAGCTATCTAACAATTTACCACCACTACCTTTTATACCAAAGTAATGTTTTACATCTGACACTTTCCAGTGTCTTGTCGGTTTCATACCATGTTTTACATACATATGTAAATCTCTCCTAGTACAAGAAAGATTATACATAGGTAGGTGTGTACCTTTAGAAAAGTTAGCTTCAGTGTTAGGATCTCTATCATAAGCCATACCTTTCTCAATTTGCTCCCAAAACGGGACATCACGTTTTGCCATTTTTTGAAGTTTGACAATTAACTTGTTTTTATTTTCTTTATTCATAAGTACATCATAAAGTCATTTACTTTAAAAGTAAAGGAGTTTATTAAATATATTTTTACTCCTTTACTTATTGTTAGTATAGTAATATGATTGGAGCTAACTATAAGAAAGGAGAACTATGAACATATTTTATGTCAACGAATGCCCTGCTACTGCTGCTCTAAATTTACCTGACAAGCTAGTCGTTAAAATGCCTTTAGAGTCTGCCCAAATGTTGTCTACTGCACACCGTGTACTAGACGGTGACGATATAGCTGACGAACTAGGTATGTATAAGACTGCTATGAAAAACCACCCATGTACAATATGGGCACGAGAAACTAGTCAAAATTATTTATGGCTTTATTACCATTTCTTTGCGTTATGTAAAGAATACGAAACTCGTTATGGTCGAGAGCATCTTAGTTTTACTAAACTACAGGATGCATTAGCTAGATTACCTAAAAATATAAAACACGGTTCTAAAACTGTGATGCCACAAGCTATGCCTGACCAATACAAATGCGACAACACCGTAACAGCGTATCGTGATTATGTTATTAACGAGAAACATTACGCTGAATGGAATAAAATACCTTCACGACAACCAGCTTGGTGGGTAACAGTATGACTAAAGCCTTTGTATTTAAAACCGAACCATACGCACATCAACTAAGTGCATTAGAAAAAAGCTGTGATGAAACAGAATATGCATATTTTATGGAGATGGGTACTGGTAAGTCAAAAGTTCTTATCGACAATATTTCGCACCTACACAATAAAGGGAAAATAAACGGTGTTGTAATAGTTGCACCTAAAGGAGTCTATCGTAATTGGGTCAAACGAGAAATACCTATACATTTACCAGACTATATAGAAAAAACTGTGTACCTATGGACTCCTAACGAGTCAGCTAAGTCTAAGAAAGAACGAGAAGATTTATTAAAACCTTCTAGTGAACTAAAGTTTTTAGTGATGAATGTAGAAGCCTTCAGTACTGCCAAAGGTGCTAAGTTTGCATGGCAGTTTATAGCTAACCATGACACGCTTATGGCAGTAGACGAGAGTACAACGATCAAGAACCCAACAGCTAAACGCACTAAGAATATTATTAAAGTGGGTAAGTATTGTTATTATCGTAGAATCTTGACTGGTTCGCCTGTTACACGCTCTCCTTTAGATATGTATACACAATCCCAGTTTCTAGATCCTGCTCTATTAGGGTTTAGTTCCTACTATGCATTTAGAAATCGTTATGCTTTGTTAGTTGACAGGAGTGCAGGTGGCAGGAGTTTTAAACAAGTCGTCGGTTTCCAAAATTTAGACGAACTTAACGGTTTGATGCAAAAGTTTAGCTACCGTGTACTCAAAGAAGATTGTCTAGATCTACCTGACAAAGTTTATATCAAACGAGAGATAGAACTTTCTCCCGAACAAAAGAAAATATACAAAGAGATACAACGCTATGCTATCTCGGAACTAAGTAGCATCGGTACAGTTTCTGCTTCCTCTGTTATTACACAAATTATACGATTGCATCAAATCTCTTGTGGGTTTGCTTCTACCGATGACGGTGTAATTACAGATATAAAAAACAATCGACTGGATGAACTGATGCAGATTCTAGAAGAAACCGATGGGAAAGTGATTATCTGGGCAAATTATCGACACGACATAATTAAACTCTATGATGTAATACGCAAAGCATACGGTGATGATAGTGTAGGTACATATTACGGTGATACTTCTGACGAAGATAGAGAATCGTTAATCGTAAAGTTTCAAGACAAAGAAAACCCTCTTAGATTTTTTATAGGTAATACACAGACTGGTGGTTATGGTATTACTTTGACTGCTGCCAATACTGTAGTTTATTATTCTAACAATTACGATCTAGAGAAACGATTACAATCAGAAGATAGAGCTCATAGGATTGGGCAAACGAATAAAGTTACATATATCGACATCGTTTGTAAAGACACAGTCGACGAAAAAATAGTAAAAGCTCTAAGAAATAAATTAAGTCTGGCTCAAACCGTTTTAGGCGAAGATGCCTGGAAAGACTGGTTATAGGTCATATTTTCATCGCTCCACAGAGTCCTAACAGGTAGCTTTACCCTAATAATTTTACAACAAGGAACGCACACACGATGATTATTGAGCTAATTTGAGTAATGCTTCTTTTTTTGGTATAGTTGTTAAACTATAGTGTCCCATAGACGAACTATTCCCATATGTAACAACAGGTACTCCGTCAATTTTAAATGTTGCAACATAATCACCTGTACTGTACGCTTCAGGTCCAAAATCAATTTGACTTGCGACATCATCAGGGAGACCATAGTCAAACTCGTCTATTGACTTACCTGTTATTTTAGCCATTTTTTTATTACGCTCGGCAATAGTCATGGTAGGAGAGGACCGAGGATTTTTTATTGGATCATGAAAGTCATCAAAAACTTTCTGAAGATCCTCGTTAATTATTTTTACTTCAGGTTCCTCATATATGTCATAGCGTTTATAAGTTCCAGGATCTGCGTTGCTTGCATTTAAATCAAAATGTGAATCAATATCCATGTTCGACAACAGATAACTTCCTCCATCGTCTTCTATATTCAATAAATCATTTTTTGTAAGTCCATTCTCTTCAAAAAAATCAAGTTGAATTTTATTTTGAGCTTTGTGGGTATCCTCATAGCCTTCAGATTGTTTTTTAATTTCAACTTTATATTCTTCTTTTCCAGCTTTTATGATCTTAGGACTAAAGTTTTTATCTGGGAAAAACTCTTCGGGCATGTTGGCAAAATCTGTAGTTTGTAACAGCTCTTTATCACCTGCAATTGCATCGTACACTTGTTTTTGTTTACTTAAAAATTTAGTTGGGTTTAGTTTAGCCATTGTACTTCCTGTTCTCCTTAATAGTGGTGCTAAAGGAGAAGTCATTACACCTAAAGTAGCGATGCCTGCTCCCATGCCTTTATTAAATTGTCGCCTACTTGGGTCAGAAAGTAAAGGAGTTTTTTCTATTGTTTCTGTTGGTGTTTCACGAGAGCCTCTAAAAGCTCTGTTAATACCATAAGGAAGTAATGCAGTTGCACCCATAATACCAGCACCCAAAGGATTATCTTTACGCAACTCACCTTCTGCGTCTCCTAACAATGCACCTGTTTCTACACCTGCTGCAGTTGCAGCTGTTCTAGGGTAGAGTGAACTGCCACCACTTAAAACCATTAGTGTTTGATCTAATGCACCTAAATCAGACATATCTGTGAAAGCCTCGCCCATCGGTCTATTGAGTGGAACTTCTTCGCTGATGTTTCCTTGTTCGTCTCTAGGTAGTGTAGAACCATAAGTTCTTTGTAGATATTCTAGGTATTTATCTTCTTCGCTTTCACCTAACAGTCCTTCGCCTAAGATTTCACCATATTTTGGACCAAGTGCTTGAACTAAACGATAACGAGCTTCATCTCGCCAAGAACGGTTATTCCCGAAGAGGGTATTGTCTATTGGCTTAACTTCTTGAGCCATAGGTTTTATGAACCTCGTAGTTCAGCTATTTCTTTTCTAAGTGTACGAAGTTTAGACTCGAGTCGTTTTTGAGTAGCAGGTGCCATATCGCCACCCTCTAGTTCAAGTTCTCTTTGTATTCTATTAGCGATTTGTTCTTTATTATTTGCTGCGACTAAATCTTTTGCTACAGCTTTCTCTCCAGCCATAGCAGGATTGTCTAGTTTAGTGATGGTCATACCAATGTTACCGTCTTGTGATGGGATAGTTTCTATCTCTATCATTTCTCCAGTTTTTCTGTTAGTTCCTTGCATTCTAACAGGAACTGAGAAATCTTGGTTAAACATAAAATTGTCGCCTTCAAAACCTTGGTCTATTAAACGACCTACTTCACCATCCACTTTTTCTGCTGCACTTACACTACCGTCGTTTCTAAACACTCTACTTGTAGATTGACCTCTGCTTGTACTCATAAGATCATAAATTTGATTATCTATCTCGTCTATTTCATCACTAGGATAATACCTACGAGCTGCACTTTCTGGCATTCGTTCAGTCATAACCTCATAATCTTTTATTAACTCTTTTTTCTTTGCCTCTAACTTATCGATTTCAGGTTGTGATGTTCGAATTCCACCTCCACCTCCACCTGACATACCATCGCCCATTCTACTTCTTAGTGTAGCTATGCCTCTGTTTAAACCTTTGGCTCCAAGATTAAGTCCTTCAGCTACTTTACCAGCAAACGGAATAGTAGAAGCTGCAGCAGTACCACCGATAACGGTGTCTAATAAACCACTGCCAATATTACCTTCCATAAAATTCTGTTTAGCTCTTTCGTTATATACACCAGCCTCAACTGCAGCTATGGCATCCCCAACTCCTGGAGTTAAATATAAACCCATCTGATCTGTAAAAGGTAGTTGTTCGAACACAGAATATGCAGACATAGGATCACCAGCTTGTATCTGCTGTATTACTTGTTCATATAAATCTTTTCTAGCCATATCTTATTCTCGGTTATCTGCCTCTAAAAGTAAAGGAGTTATTAGGTAATGTTTCTATACCTATTGGAGCAAAACCTTGAGGTGCTGTTCCAGCAGGAAGTGATGAAAAATCAATATTGTTCATCGGGTTGATAAAAGTATTAATGTTAAATGGATCAAATCCTAGGTTGCCTATGTTGTAGTAATCTATAGCAGGATTATTAAGATCGTTGATGTTAACACCTTGAGTTTGTAAATAATCGTCAATTAAATCTTGTGTATTTAAACCAGTGTTAGTTGTACCACCAGTTCCACTAGTGTCTGTTCCACCTGTTGTATCATCACCACCTGTACCTACATCACTTGTATCTTCAGTTGTAGTTCTAGGTGGAAACATGTTAGCATAAGTTGCTGCTTGTTGATTGGCTAAATTTTGTGCAGCAACATTAGTTTGCCCTGCTCTCATAACTTGATCTGCTGCTTGTTGATCGATATTAGTTGGTGGACTATAGGTATTCATAAGAGTTTGTATCCCTGTACCTGTTCCATAATTTAATCTAGCCATTATTCACTTTCCTCGTCTTCATAATTATTATATTGTTCATCGCTCAAACCTAAAAGGGCATTCTCAAGTTCTAGTGTCATTTTTTCTAGCCTGTCAGGATCAATCGTAGGATCATTTGCTGAGATTTGTGCTATAATATCAGCACCAAGTTGACCAGCAGCATAACCTGTTGTTCGTACACTAGGGTTTTCTATCATTGTTGTAAGATATCGTAAACCTGTAGGAGAAGCTAAGACTTTACCCAGTATATTTAGTTTAACTAAAGTAGCAACATTCTGTAGTGGATTAAGTGCTATCTGAGCAGCTACTAAACCACCTGAAAAAGAACCACTACCTGTTGTTAAAAAACTAGCTTTTTCTGCAAATCTTTCTAAAGCTTGTGCTGTTTCAGGACCGAATGCTGCATTTATTCTAGCAGGCATTCCTTCTTTTTGTATAAATTTCAATAAGTTATTACCGTTAAGTATTACACCAACTGGGTCTATTTTAGTTGTATCGTAAACATTGTCTAACAGATTAACCATAAACTTTTGTTTAAAACCATCAACGATTTCAGGAGCCTCTTTGCTATAATAATTTATAAATGCTGTTATGTCTTGTGATTTAGCTTTAGTTGTAAGCCAAGGAATCACTTCTTCAGGTGACAGCGTACCTATTTGTTTTTGGAAATTAGCATCTAAAAATTTAAACTGGTCGTCAACAGTTTTTACATAATCTTTTACTAGATTAGTGAACTCTCCAGTTTTACCAGAATCTAGTGAATCGAGTAGAGAAGTTCGTATCCTAACGACATCTTCTTTAGGTATAAATTTTTGAGCAGCGTTTAGTTGTTCTAACGATCTTATTATAGTTGGTGCACTATTGCCGTATAAAGCAGGAAAACTTGTACCTAATTGTTTTATTTGTTTTAACACAGAACCTACAGAGAAATTACCTTCTATATCTGTTGCGTTAGCTAACATAGAGTCGAAATGTCCACTCTGTAACATTTTTCTTGCAGCTTCTGGGTCGTCAGTAGCTTTTATGAATTGATTAACTTTGCCTGGAGAGTTTCTAACAACAACTTGATTAATTAAAAGATCAGGATCTACACCGTCAACTCTTGTAAGTTTTTTAATTAAACGGTTGTCAAACAGTGCGATTCCATCAGCGTAAGAAGAAGTTGCTTCTTTTAGTTTTAAAAGACCTGCTTTTGTGTTTTCTAATTCTTTAGGTGTTAGAGTTCTTTCTCTAACTACTGTGTTACCGTTTTTGTCTATAAAACGCACAGCTTTTACACCGTTGTTTATAGCTAAGTCAAAACCTTCGTTAGCTGCAGACTTTAACATGTTGAATTGTTTTGTACCAAAACCTTTTAACATTTCATCTGAGTATGCTGCGTCACCAAACATTGTTCTAAGTGCTTGCATATGTGTTGAAGTTATATTGCTAGGCATCTCAATTATATCCTTTAGCATCTGTATAGTTATTTCACTTACACCAGCCATTGGTTCACCGTCAGCTTTTTTAGGCAACCTGTCTAAGATATTTTGAGCTTCTCGTTTAAGTGCTGAAGTTGGAACTATAGCTTTATTACCTAATAACTGGTCGGCTTCGTTATACAACAAAGCTACTGAATCTTGAAACTCAGCATACGCTTTATTTACAGAACCTGATAAATTAGTTCCTACATTTTCAGGTACTTCCCCTATACCTACTCTACCTACTACTGCGTCTGACTCTGCTTTAATTGCACCTTTTAGAGTTTCTAGTGATGTGTCTACAGCTAATTCAATTGCTGATTTAGACTTTTCCCTTTGTAATTGTATTAATGCACCTAACTCTTCTTCACCAAGTTTAGGAAAAACTTTACCCATAAAAGGGTCAAACGGTTCAGCGTCAACTTCTTTCAGAAATCCGTTTACCTTGTCTGCTAGATATTTAACATTCGTAACATTTTTCTGTTGGTTATAACCGAATATAGTTTCTACCAAACCAGAGAATCTACCTAAAATTGGTCTACCTGCAGATTTAGCTACATCAGGAACTGCTCCTTCTTCAACTAATTCCCTGACTAATTCATATGTTTCTCTAACTCCTGGTCCAGAAGCTGCATCTACTCTAGGTGCATATGTATAGGTTTTTAAATTAAATATTCCCCTTTCACCAGTTGGGATGCGTTTTTCAGCAGGAGAAAATAACGCTTTACCTGTACCAACTAATGCTCGTCCACCTAATTCTGCTGCACCACCGAGTACAGCTTCATTACGAACATCTCTAGCTATCTCTCGTACTGATTGTTGTTGCATACCTAAACCAGACTCAGTTAACTCTTCTAATGTTTTAGCAGCACCTGCTGCACCTGCACTAGCTAATGTTGCAGGAAGTAAACCTAACTGTCTAGATGCAATACTCGCTAACAGAGTAGCTGTTATTTCAGGTGAACTACCAGCTAAATCTGCAATATCGCCTTTGTCATATGTTCCTGGATTGTCTATAGTAAGAGGTTTATCTCCAGGAGTTCCCCCTAGTTGCTCACGAAACTCAGGCATAATAGCGTATCTTCCGTATTTATCTGTAGTCCAACCAACACCTTCTGGTCCAACTTTATCGGTAAGATAGGCTTCTTTTTCGCCAGCAGTATCCATAAAACTCAGACCTCTGCGTAATTTACTATTAGGCAAACCACTGTAGTCAAAACTCTCTTCTCGCAAACCTGAGAAAAGTTCCATAGCTATGTCTTTTTGAGCACTACCTGCTATTGGTGCGTCATATATAGGCATACCGTCTGGTCCGATAGGATAATCGGCACGAGATGCATAGTCTATTGGTCCACTACTTTTACCTGTAATTAAAAACTCTAGTTGTGAAAGTTCTTCTTCGTTTAGATCATATATAAAATCTCTTTGTTCTTTCGCACTAGCACTTTTGAAAGCCTGAAACAGAACATCGTCAATAACTCTGTTTTGATTTGGATCAGCCATCACCCTGCACTATTTTAAGCAGATTTGCTCTTCTGGTGGTTAAATCATCTGTACTCATGGAAGACCTAGTTCTAAGATTATCTGGTACTCGTCGACCTTCAAGTACAAACTCTATACCTTGAATACCGTCTTGTATTTTTTTCTGAATATTTTCCCAACGAAGTAAGAAATCCTGTTTGTTTTTAAAAGGTTTACCAGAGATAACTTCTCTGACTAATTCTCTGTCTTCATTACTGAATCTGGATTCTTTAAGTATTTCTTCAATAAGATCTACTTCTGCTAGATTAGTGTAAAAAGCTGCCATCGTCGCCTCTGATGGTATCTCTATTCCTGGGATTACATCTGCTAAAATTTTAGCAGGAGTTGATTTCCACCATTCACCTTTAATACCTGTAATGTTTTCAGGTGCAACTTCTAAAATTTTTCCTAAAACAGACCATTGTTGTTCTAACCTATACAATGCATTAGCTTGTAGTAAATCTTCTTGACTTGCCTTAGGTAGTTTTACCTCAGGGATAGTAACAATTGCATTTATTTTGGGATCTTCTATGTCTAAACCTATACTTAAAGCAAACTGAGAAGGAGTCAATTCACCAAAAGGTAATCTTTCTCTAACTGTTTCACCTTCAGTTCTTTCCGATGCTGTGTCTATAGTTTGCATATACAGCATTCTATATTTCTTTAACTGTGCTAATTTAGTTGCATCATCTTTTTCAATTAAACCATTTATGAATGGTTCTTGTGTCATCTTAGTTACAGCTTGCTGATTTAATGCATCTGTTGCACTTACATCTGGATAATCCATTGCGTATGGATCTTTTGGCTCTAAATCACTAAATTTTTTGGAAACTGCATAAGCATCTACACTTTCTGCCGTGTACGAGCCTAACAGTTCTATTAGATCTTTAGTTGTGTCACCTTTGTTAC